CGTATGTCTATGGTTGGATCAAAATGCAAGAGACTTTGACTCAATACCGAGCATCAATAAAAGGTAAAAAGAAAGCGTGAGTTTAGCGGAATTTCTGGGTGAAGAAGAACGAAAATCTGGTTTGATGATTGTCGATTTCTCCCAAATCATAATCAGTACAATCAACGCGACATTCCGACCAACCGAAGAACTATCAGTTGATTTGATACGTCACGTTGCTTTGAACTCGATTCGTTTCAACGTTCTAACCAATAAAGCCATCTACCCAGATATCGTTCTGGCGTGTGACCGTGGGCCATACTGGCGTAAAGAGATTGCCGAGTATTACAAGGCCCACCGAAAAGACCAACGAGACAATTCCGGTTGGGATTGGAAAGTGATATTTGAAGCGATGAATCAGGTTCGTGAAGAACTGCATTTGATCTTTCCTTACAGAACCATCCAGATTGCCGGGATTGAAGCGGATGATATCGCCGGGGTTCTGACCCACCAGCTTTGGCACAAATATGATCGAATCCTTTTGGTTTCGTCTGATAGTGACTGGGCGCAGTTGTCCAAGTTCAAGAACGTGAAACAATGGTCACCTATCCAGAAGAAATGGGTTGAACCGAAGCACGGTTCTGCACACTTGCATTTGATGGAAAAGATCATCAAGGGCGACCCAAAGGATTGTATCGCTAGCATCAAATCGGTTGCAGACCATTTGATGAATTTCCGGGATACACGCCAAAAGTCGATCTACCAAAAAGAGCTTGACATATGGATGCACGAACCAGTGGAAAACTGGGGCGATGAATTCACCATCAAGCGGTTCCACGAAAACCAGAAAATGCTGGATCTGGGGATGATTCCTCAAGAGATTCAGGACAAAATCATGGCCGCATTTGACGAACCCCGCCCTAACGGTGCCGGGATCTTTAACTATTTCATCAAACATCGTTTGAAGGAAATGCTAGGCCGCATCGGAGAGTTTGTATGAGCTATACACAGTTGGAAGCCGCATTTGTTAAACAGCTTGATTGGGCTAATCGCGAACTTCGCACCACCGAACAATGGTGGGATGATGTATCCAACGATCCAGAAAAATTGATTCTCTGGCTCAAGGATCAATTCTACGGTGAACAAACGGCTGCGGCTCGAATTCGCGGCCTTCTGGATCAATACCCGGACATTACCAAGACCGAAAGAGAATTGGTGACCATGATTGCCGACGATGAAGACAAGCACGCCGAATGGGTGAAAGGTCTTCTGATCGCCCGTGGTATTCCGGTTACCTATTTCCGTGAAAAGAGCGTTCGGTATTGGGATAAAACCCTACCGAAAGGTGATGCAACCTTCTCCCAGATGTGCGCAATCGGTCACCATGCCGAAGTGATGCGACTGGAAAGGATCAAATTGCTGGCTCAGGATGGGCGGTTTGATGATATTGCCAGAGTATTTGGTAAGATCCTCCCGGACGAAGAATTCCATACCAAAGCATTCAAGGTGATGTCAACCCCGGAAGACATCGCAGCCGCGTTGCCTGCCCATCAAGAAGGCATGAACGCCTTGGGTCTGGTAGCGTAAGAAAATTTCGAATTCTGGTTTGATTCTGTTTAGGTCAAACCAGAATTGTGATAGAATTTGCATATCAAAACATAGTGAGTAATTAATTTAATGATTGTAACCCAAGGCAGCAACGCAGTCAGTAACATCGAAGACCGCCACGCATTCACCATCAAAGCTAACGCAAAAGCATTCAAATTGCTTTCGAGCAACCTGTATAGTAACAAACCACTTGCAATCCTACGTGAAATAGGTTGTAACGCACTCGATTCCCACCAAGCCGCTGGCAAAGCAGACGTACCTTTCAAACTGGTACTACCGTCTGATATGCACCCGTGGCTGGAAATCATAGACTACGGTACTGGTCTAGACGACGATCAGGTGAAAAACATATTCACCACTTATTTCGAATCCACCAAAACCACCAGTAACGATTACATTGGTGCGATGGGTCTTGGATCGAAATCACCGTTTTCGTATACCGATGCGTTCGAAGTCTATGCCCGTCAGAACGGCGTACAGAACACCTATACCTGTTTCTTAAACAAGTCTGGTGCGCCTGAGCTGTTCCTATTGGAAACGAATTATGATGATCCTGAAAAGGGTATCAAGTTCGAAGACGGCGTGACCATCAAGGTTCCAATCAAGGCAAACGATTACGAACTGTTCCGTAAGGCTGCATTACAAGCCTATCGTTTCTTCCCTGTCAAGCCTTTGGTGGGTGTGACTGGTAAAAACTTCCAGTGGGATGAAGTCAATTATGGATTTGAAGGAACCAATTTCAAGGTTCTGAAAGGTTCGAAACAGTGTTTCGCGCTGATAGGTCCGGTTGCCTATCCTCTGGATTTGACCCAATTCACTACAGACGGTTTCATGAAGCGTCATATGGATGCTGATCTGGGTGGGTTTGTGATCGATTTCGGCATTGGTAAGCTGGATGTCAACGCCGGTCGTGAAGGTCTGTCGTATGACGAAGACACCATTGAAAACCTAATCGAAGGCGTCAAAAACATTCGTGCTGAAATGGCTGCGAAACTAGAAGCCGAGATTGAAGCTTGCCCGACGATTTATGATGCAATGCGTTATAATGCAGATAAAGACCCAAAAGGTTTGTTCAAACTGCAATATAAAGCAAAAGGTATTGGTAACGTTCTGTACTACCGATTTGTTGATGATAAAAACATGGCTGAATGGCAGTGTAAAGAAATCAATTCCCGGTACAAAGAACGCCTGAAAGATGTCAGGGCGCACGAAATCACAATTTCCCCGGCGAGCGGTGGTAATTTTGTTCTGATCGACGTTAAACGCAAGTATCAGAAGAAAATTCGCTGGACTTCCGAAAACATGTCGAATACGACTTTCCTACAGGCACTGGATAGCGCCGATGGTAAAGATCAATTTGACGATGTGATTGCGAAACTTGAACTGGATGGTACGCCGTACAAATTCATTTCCGATATCGTGGATGAATCGCCGGTAATGACCCGTGGGCCTTCTGATCCAACGGTAGCCGCTGCTCGGGCCAAGATTACCTATTCAGGTTTCTATAAGTACCAGCAAGCCCGTGGGGTGATTGCTGTAGGCCAGCACACCAATACCAATGGTGTTGAACAGGATAACCCGGATACCCTTTACATCAAATGGGATACCAGCGCTAAGCGCTATCAGTTTGGTAGTAGCATCGTATCTGGTGACGAAATTTCTCCAGTGATCTGGGGCATTATTGATGGAATCATCAAGGATACAGGCCGACCACTGGTTATTGCTACACAGAAGGTCTACGACAAGATCCCGGAAGACTGGGAAGACATTTCAGAACTGATCCCGGCGAAGCTGGCTGTTGTAATGTCGAAACAATCCTTTGTCGAGTCTCAGCACAAATGGGCTTGCACTGGCTTGAATCTTGAACAAGCTAAATATGATGCAGCGGTGAATGACCCACAGGTCAACCCGATGTTCAAAGAATATTTTGATGCAATTCGCGGTATCACGTTTGGCACCTCGTATGATTACCTGACCATTCAGTTCATTAAGAATGTGTACGGCGATTCGAAAGCTGCCAATCCGTTTGGTTTTGTCTCGAAATTCGCAAACCATGTTTTCAACCTGCAAATGTTGAAAACACTGGCTAACCGCCACTATAGCAATTGGCCTGAAACAGAATTCAAAGAATCTTTGATTGTGTTTAGCTCGATGGTCAAGTGTGGTATTATAGACGAACAAAAGCTGAAAAGCATTCTGATGAAGAAGTGATGAAGAAACTAGAACTACGGTTTATTATCAACGAACAAACGATTTACGTTTGGTTGGAAACCGAGAAGGGCCAGAAAATGTCTGGCACCTTCCTCCGCGCAGAAGATCCACAAGCATTTGAAACATTAGCGAAAGCCCTGAAAGAAGACAACAAAAAGAAAATCAAAGAACTTGTTTCGATGAAATTCGACCTGATCCAAGCTATCAATAGTTTCGGTGATGGTAAAGTTGGCTTCACTGATGGCGATCTGTTCTATGTTACCCAAGATGGTGATAAGAACCCAATCGATACCAAGCTGACCGCGAAAATCAAGGAATTGATTCGTACCGGTGCTGATGCTGGTGTATTGGTTAAGTTCTTGGATAACTTGCTGGATAACCCAAATCCACGCTCGATCAAAGATTTCTATGACTTCTTGATCGTAAACAATCTGGCAATGACCGAAGACGGCCATTTCCTAGCATACAAGATCGTTGGGCCTAAGTTCCTAGACCTGTATACCGGTAAAATGGATAACAGTCCGGGTGCTGTAGTTCAAATGGATCGTAGCAAGGTTAACGACGATCCTAGACAGACTTGCTCGCATGGCCTGCATATCTGTTCGAAAGATTACCTACCGAACTACGGTGGCTTCTACGGCAGCGGTAACGGCAGTAACAAGATTGTTGTGGTCAAGGTTAACCCGAAGAACGTTGTTGCGTTCCCATTGGACTACAACAACGCCAAAGCCCGTGTATGTGAATATACGGTAGTTGGTGAGTTTGTTGTTCGGGAAACTCTGAAAGAGCAAATTGCCAAGATCGAAGCTGGTGTAACAGTCAACATCGAAAGCGTTAAGAAGCTGATTGCGGAAGCAATGGCTTAATTGATTAATAATGAGTTG